ATGACCGGCAAGACCCATAAATCCGCGCGCCCCGGCTACTATGCTTGTGGCAAGAAAAAGCCGGTCGAGATCGGCGGCACGCCCGAGTTGCTGGCGCGCAAGCGCGAGGTAACGGGCAGCGAAGCGGGCCGGGACATATCGGATTGTACCCATATAAAGGAAACAACCAGATGAACGATCAATCCTCCACCCCGCGATCGCCCGGCGATGCCCCGATCGAGATCGACAATGCCGCCAGCGCCGAGATCTTCATCGACGGCCTGAGCGGACTGCAGCTGCGGAACGGCGTAATGAAGCTGAACTTCTACAGCAATCGCAGGCGAGGCGATGGCAAGGACCACGCCATCGGCGTGGCTACGCTGGTTGTGCCGCTGCCTGACTTCGTGGGGATGGTGGCCGGCATGAACCAGATGGTGCGTCAGCTGATCGACCAGGGCATCCTGCCGCAACCGCAGGACAGCCACGGCGAAGAGCGAAATAATTAGTTATAAACTAAAATAGTTCTTGACTTTTTCCTTTTTTCGTGGTATTTCCATAGGCATAGGATGAAGAATTGCCGGTAAGGGACGTCCCTCGGCCTCATCCATGATTTCCACGGCTCCGACAGCCCCGGTACACACATCCACCTGACCGGCGACGGCGGGAGCCACCTCATTATGCCTAGACGAAAGCTGCCCCAGGCGGAAAAAGCTCCGATCGCTTCAAAGCCTGCCCGCAAGCCTCGCCAGGTGACGCAGCGCTGGCTGTCACGCCAGCTGGTGGAGGCGCATGCCCGCGCCCGGCTCGAGGGCGATGTCCGGCTGGAGCTGGCGGCGCTGAACGCCCTGGCGAAGCTGCATGGCCTCAACCGCGAGGCCGACATGCCTGGAGCCAGCCCGGGCGAATCTCTGACGATCTACCTGCCGGACAATGCCCGCGATTAGACCACAGCCCGGCCCGCAGGAAGCGTTCCTCGGCGCGACCACCGACATCGCGATCTACGGCGGCGCGGCGGGGGGCGGGAAATCCTTCGCCCTGCTGATGGAGCCGCTGCGCCACATTGCCCTGCCCGGCTTCGCGGCCGTGTTCTTCCGCCGCAGCACCACGCAGATCCGCAACCCCGGCGGGCTGTGGGACGAAAGCGGCAAGCTGTATGGACCGCTGGGGCTGAGGCCCCGCCCGAGCACTCTGGAGTGGCTGCATCCGAACGGCGCGCGCATCAAGCTGGCGCACCTCGAGCACGAAACTACGGTCTATGACTGGCAGGGCGCTCAGGTGCCGCTGCTGTGCTTCGACGAACTGACTCATTTCACGCAAGGGCAGTTCTTCTACATGCTGTCGCGCAACCGCTCGCTGTGCGGCGTGCGCCCTTATGTGCGGGCCACCACCAACCCCGATGCCGACAGCTGGGTGGCGAATCTCATCGCGTGGTGGATCGACCAGGATACCGGCCTGCCCATCCCCGCCCGCGCCGGTGTGCCGCGCTGGTTCGTGCGCGACGGCGACGAGCTGTGCTGGGCCGACGAGCCGACAGCCTTGATGGATATCTATGGGCGGCATGCCCTGCCGAAATCGCTGACCTTCATCCCCGCGCTTGTGACCGACAACGCAGTGCTGATGGCGGCCGATCCCGGCTACCTCGCCAACCTCATGGCGCTGCCCATGGTCGAGCGCCTGCGCCTGATGGAGGGCAACTGGAAGGTGCGCCCCGCCGCGGGCCTGCTGTTCCGGCGATCCTGGTGCGAAGTGGTGGACGCCGCCCCGGCAACGCTGACAACCGTGCGCTACTGGGACATGGCGGCGACCGAGAAGACCGGCGCCAACGACCCCGACTGGACGGTGGGGGTGAAGCTGGGCCGCGACCCCGCGACCGGGCTCTACTATTTGCTAGACGCGGTGCGCCTGCGGGGATCGAGAACGCGACACTGAAAGGCGAACTAGAGACCTACCGGCGCATGCCCGCCCCGGCCAAGGGCACACTGCGCGCCATCGGCAAGGGCGAGGATATCGGCTTTGCCGCGGAGACGACCACCACCGAGCTGCCGGCCCGCCCGCACTGGTTCCGGGCGTGCTGAACTGCGAGCTGCACGAAAGGATCGGCCATGGTCTACGGAGACTGGTTCTCGTGCCGCTACGGTACCTCTGCCACGCTGGGCGGGCGTCAGTACAGGGCAAAGGAGGGCGTGATCGACGTGCCCGACACCCACGAGGCCGCGCACCAGGCGGCCGCAGTGATGGGCCTCAGCAGGCTGCCCGAGCCGCAGAAGGCGAAGTGACATGGCGGCGGGCCCGAACGACCTGACAAATCCCGCTGCAGTCTCGGCCTATCTCGGCCAGGACCCGACGCTGGATACGGCGGTGCTGCAAAGCCTGGTGACGGCGGAATCGACCCGCATCCAGACCTGGCTCGGCTACAATGTCGCCAGCGCCGCCTATGTCGAGACGCGCGATGGCAACGGCAAGGCGATGCTGGTCTTCGCCAACGCGCCGGTGACGGCTGTGGCCAGCGTCGCGATCTGGTGGCAGCCCGTCGCGGCGCTGACGCCCGGCGAATGCAGCGGCTACAGCTTCGATGCCAACGCGCTGTACCTGGCGGGCGGGGTCTTCCCGAAGGGACGCCGCAACATCTCCATCAGCTATACGGCGGGATATGCCGCCATCCCCGCCGACCTCGCCCAGGCCTGCGTCGAGCTGACCGCGCTGCGCTACCGCCTGCGCGACAAGACCGGGCTGGTGAGCGAGAGCGGGCTGCAGCAGACCACGGCCTATGTGCAGGCCGACATGCCGGCCTCGGTCATGGCCGCGCTGCAACCCTACCGGCGGATGATGGCGGTGGGGGTGTGAGGGAGGATGGCGATGTTCCAGATTCCCCGCGCCACGCTGACCATCGACCACGATGGGTTGTGGTTCGCTTCCCGGCACAGGCTGGCAAGGATGGATGCCAAGGGGCGTCTCGACGCGGGCACGAACGAGGAGCGTATCCTCGGATTGCTGTGCCTCGCCTACCGGCAGCATGTTAAAGTTCTAGGGCGTGATGGCCCAGAACTCTATCCCGCATTCCACGGAGCCCCGCCATGCCCGCACTCATCGATATCGAGGGCGTGCAGGGCGTCGCCGATAGCTTAAAGGGTACCGCCGACCGCGCCGCGCTACTAAGCTGCCGCCTCTCCCGTCGGGGCCTCGTACAGATTGCCCGTGAGTGTCAGGTCCAGCGGCTCGACCCGGACCTGGCGGGGGCCGGCGGCGACACGGCCGGCGCGGATGGCCGGGATGCCGATGGCGGCGATCGCCTCCACGGCGCGATCCGCATCGTCCGCAGCAATAAATACCGCCATGCCGGCACCCATGTTGAACGTGGTGTAGGCCTCGGCCGGGGTCATCTTCAGACCATCCGCGAGGAACTGCAGAACAGTCGGCACCGGCGGAAGCCGGTCGATCACATAGGTCAGGCTGCGGCTGGAGCGCATCAGCTTCAGGAAGCCGTGGCCCGAGATATGGGACAGATACCGGGGCTGGAGGCCGGCCGCGTACAGCGCCTGGAGGGCCGGCGCATAGATCACCGACTTCACGAACAGGCCTTCGCCCAGCATCTGGCCATCCGGCATTTTCGTGGCCAGCCCCTCCGGCAGGGTTTCGGCGAACTTCCGCGCCAGCGACGCGCCGTTGGCGTGAAGCCCGTTGCTTTCCAGCAGGATGATGGCGTCGCCTTCCTGGATCCTTTCGCCCGAAAGCGGCTGTGCGCCCGCCGGGAACATGCCGACCGCGGCGCCCGCAAGCTCGATATAACCTTCCTTGACCAGGCCGGACAGCGAGGGCGATTCACCGCCGCCCCAGGTTGCGCCCGCGGCGTCGCACGCGGCGGCCCAGCCATTGACCAGCGCCTCGAACCGCGCGCCGTCGTCGTACCAGCCGGATGAGCCGGTGGCGAAATAGGCGTTCACCACGGCCGGCAGCGCGCCGACGCAGACGATGTCGTTGACGATCGCCGCCACCGCGTCGTAGCCGAGTTCGAAGAAGCGGTTGATGCCGTGCCGCTCCAGCAACTGCTGGGCGATGATGGACTTGGTGCCCAGGCATTCGACCACGAACGCGGTGTGGCTGTTGCCCGCGCCGAAGACGAAGGCGGGTTCGCCGCGCGTTTGTTCCAGCGGCGTCATGCCCTTCGCCACGAGATTGCGCGATGTCCCGCGGGCGCTTTCCTGGGCGCGCATCTTCGCCGGATCGAGCGACGAGTAATCCACACCGGCAGTGCGATATGCGTCGCTGATACCACTCTTTGCCACCGCAACCTCCTCGACACCGTTGGGAGCGATGGTGGTGCCATGCCACCGGGCGCTTGTCCACCTCACGATGGGATTGATCATGACTGCACTCATCGACATCGATGGCGTGCAGGACGTCGCCGATAGCCTGAATACAGCCGCCGAGCGCGTGCGCCAGGCCGTGGCGGCGTCACTCGACAGCGCGCTGCGGGATCTGGCCGCGACCATCGCCGATACCAAGCTGTCCGGGCAGGTGCTGAATGCCCGCAGCGGCAGCTTACGTGCCTCGCTACAGGAAAACGGAGGCCTTTCGGGCGATGTGGCCGCCGGCGCGATCTCGTCCGCCGTGCCCTATGCCGCGATCCACGAATACGGCGGGGTGATCGACCGGGTGGCGCGTGTCTCGGCCGCGCGCGGCCGCCGCCTGCGCAGGCAGGCCACCGCGTACAAAATCGTCGAGCCCGAGGCATCCTACCTGCGATCGACCCTGGAGGAGCAGATGGGCGCGATCAAGGCGGCCCTGACCGATGCGGCGCTGGAGGCGCTGGAACCATGATCCAATCCCGCGAAACCATCTATGCCGCGCTGTTCGCACTGGCGTCCGACGCCGCCGGCTTCGCCACGGCCAGCCGTCGCACCCGCCTGATCAACGAGGTGCAATCCAGCCAGCTACCGGCGCTGTACATGCAGCAGCTCGGCGAAACCGTAGCCACCCAGCGCTTCGCGCCCTCGAAATACACGCTGCGCGTCGATTTGGCGCTGTATGCCCAGAACCCCGACCCCGCGCAATCCGCCGCCCCCATCCTGAACGGGCTGATCGACGCGGTGGAGGCGGCGCTGGCACCCCTGCCCGGCCAGCCGCAGACGCTGGGCGGGCTGGTCAGCGACTGCGTGATCGCGGGCGAGATCACCCTGTTCGACGGCGCGCTAGGCAACCGCTCCGGCGCCATCATCCCCATCGAGATCGTCACCGTTTAAGGAGTTTCCATGACCACCGCCTCGCAGCAATTCAACTTCGGGTCCGGGCTGATGTTCGGTACCCGCACCGACATCGCGGGATCGACCCCGGTCCAGTTCGGCACATTGCAGGATGTCAGCCTGGATTTCAGCTTCTCCAACAAGGATCTGCTGGGCCAGTACCAGCTGCCGGTCGCGACCGCGCGCGGGGCGGCGAAGCTGAGCGGCAAGGCGAAGTTCGCCCGGCTGGATCCGGCGGCGTTCTCCGACCTGTTCTTCGGCCAGCCGCGCACGCTGAACACATCCGAGGAGGTGGCGGCGGGCGAGGCGCAGACCGTGCCGGGTACCGCGCCCTATACGGTGACCGTGACCAACGCCGCGACCTTTGCCGACAATCTGGGCGTGACCTACGCCGCGACGGGCCTCAGCCTGACTCTGGTCGCCTCCAGCCCCACGACCGGGCAGTACGCCTTCGCTGCTGGCGTGTATACCTTCGCCGCAGGGGACGAGGGCGCAGCAGTGCTGATCGCCTATACCTACACCGCGGCATCGGGCAGCAAACTGGTGCTGACCAACCAGCTGATGGGCGCCGGCCCCACCTTCAAGCTGCGCCTGTTCCAGGCCTATAACGGCCGCAACGCGGTCTACGAATTCAACCAGGTGCAATCGACCAAACTCAGCCTCGATTTCAAGAACGAGGACTGGACCATCCCGGAACTGGATTTCTCGTTCTTTACCGATGCGTCGAACACGCTCGGCAGCATCTCGTTCTCGTCATGACGCCGGTCGATCCCTTGCTGGACGGCATCACCTTCCGCATCGGCGGGCAGGACTACGTGGCGCCCCCCCTGACGCTGGGTGGCATCAAGGCCGTGCTGCCGCGCCTCGGCGGCAACGGGGCGGAGGTGCTGTCGATCGTGCTGTGCGTATCGCTGAAGCGCAACTATCCCGAGATCACGCAGCCGTGGCTGGACGAGGCGATGACCGGCCAGGAATTCCGTGCCGCCAGGGACCACCTGCCGGAACTGCTGGCGCTGTCGGGCATGGGGCCGGCCGAGGACAGTACAAAGGGGGAAGACGCGGCGGCGGCCTGAACGCGATCTACGGCCTGCTGGCGACCGCCTGCGGCTATACCTTCCCGACGATCGACGCGATGACCATGGCCGATGTCGAGGTGCTGACGGAATACTGGATCGACCACCCGCCGGCACACCTGCTGATGGCGGGACGGCGGGCATCGGGATCGCAGCCCGACCTGGCGACGCTGCTGGGGGTGGATCCGAATGGTGAAGGGGTGCAGCCAATCAGGCTTCATTGAGCTCTTCTGAGTATACGCCTCGTGCACCTGCGTGCACCCCCGTCTTCCATTAACTTGATGGATAATAATGAGATGTTATATGTACCCTATGCACAAGACCAAATTATCTTCTTCAGCTGGGGCAGCTATCAGGAAAGGTTTCCTCGACGGTCTGGCTTCACCATTGGCTGTTTGGTCTGGTCCTGTGCGATCGATCAGCGTCTCAAAGTGCATATCAACTGGCCCTCGAGACGACTGGTCCAACATCGGTAGGGATTTTCAGGTGGCGGTGGAGAAGATCAGGAAGTAATCTGTCTACATGCCCGATGAACCACTAGACAGCTTTGATCAAGCTGAGCCTCCTTCAATCGAACTGACTGATCCGCACGTTGAACAGGCGATAGAGCAACTCTTCGAAAGTGGCGCTCCCCCGGACAGAAAAAAGCTGGCTCGTTTTTTGATGATGTATCATGAAGGTCCAATGCCCTCTCCTCGCGCCTTGGCGGAGTACGGTAGTGTTGTTCCAGACTTGCCTGAACGTATTTCCGGAATGGCGGAAAAGGAACAGGACTTCCGCCATGAAATGGGTCGGGCAGATCGAGATATCCAAAGGCTTTCTCTCACTGAGAACGCGAGATACTCGGCGCGGGCCCTGAACATTGGTGGCGGTCTGCTAGGTGCTCTTTTCTCCATGGGGTTTGTCCTGACCGTAATGGGCCATGATCATGTCGCTGAAATCATTTTCGGCACATGTGTGCTGGCCATCGTCGGCGCGTTCATAACGAGGCAGATTCCCAGGAGCTCAAGCTCGGCAACAAGCGAGTCAGGAAGACCCTAACAAAATTAATTACCAGAGCAATTGTCCGTAAAGCTAGTTGCCGATCCTACCCATCGGTAGTACACGGCGCGGATGTTCGATCCGTACTCGCCGACGATGTATGTGCTGATCATCGCGCTGATGCTGGGCGTGGTATCGCTGCCGGTGTTCCGGCGCGCGGATGTGCCGCCATCGGGCAAGACCGACCGGCTGAGCGCGCTGGACGGGCTGCGCGGGTTCCTGGCGGCCTCGGTGTTCCTGCACCATGTCGCGATCAACTACGCCTATATCCGGGGCGGTGACTGGGCCGTGCCGCCATCCCACTTCTATACGCTGGCGGGGGAAGGCGCGGTCGACCTGTTTTTCATGATCACGGGCTTCCTGTTCTGGTCGCAACTGCTGAAATCCAGGGGACAGCCCGGCTGGATTAAACTTTACGTCGGGCGCGTCTTCCGGATCTGGCCGGTCTACCTGGCCGTAGTCTTGCCGGCGATGACCCTGGAGATGGTCCACGGGGGCTTTCACCTGGCCGAATCCGGCGCTGAGGCGCGCCAGGAATTCGGAAGGTGGCTGATGGCCGGCATGGTACCTCAATTCTCGTTCAACAACGACACGAATTTCCGGCATGAAATGGGCATGGTCTGGACGCTGCACTTCGAATGGCTGTTCTACCTGGCGCTGCTGCCGCTGTCGCTGATCGCAAGACGGGCGACGATCCATGTGCCGGTCGTGTGCGGAGCGATGCTGGCGGCACTGGCCATGTCAAGCGTTCACGTGAATGGAGACCACAACCCGTATATCCTGGCCACGATCTTCCTGGCCGGCATGGCGGCGGGATCGCTGCAGGCTTGCAAGCTGAGGCCGAAAGCCGGGCCACTGGCGCTGTCCACAGCGACGGCCTGCGTGCTGGCACTGGCGCTCGCGTTCTGCGAAAGCGGGTATACGCTTGCCGCCATCTTGTTTCTGGGGATCGCATTCTATCTGCTGACATCCGGCTCGACCCTTTTCGGTCTTTTGACCTGGAAGCCGGCCCGTCGCCTCGGCGATATCAGCTATGGCCTGTACCTGGGCCAGGGCCTGGTCATGTATATCGTGTTCGAAAGCCGGCGCATCCGCACCTTCGCCGTACATGGCGACCTGCAGTTCTGGACTGTCGCAGCCGGATGCGCCGTGCTGTCTGTATCGTTCGCGACCCTGCTGCACGTTTTCGTGGAGAACCCAGGCATCGCCGCAGGCAGGCGCGTGGCCAACTGGGTACCGGCGAGGATCGTGAAACAGCCGGCCTGACTGCCTTTTATCTCAAGGACATAATCCATGGACGACACGGCTCAGATCAAGTTCTCGGCCGATCTGTCGGGCCTGACCGATGGGCTGGAGACTGCCAGCGCCGGCGTCAGCGATTTCGGCGACCACACGCAGGAGGTGCTGGCCGCCGTTGCGGCGGCGATGGCCAATGTCGGCGCGCCAGTGGCAGGTCTGGATCGATCCTTCGCCAGTCTGGACGCGGCCTCGCAGCGCCTGAACCAGACCATCATCGAGGGCAACGCCAAGGTCGCCGACGACCAGTTGAAGACGCAGGAAGCGCTGGTCCAGGACCAGCAGAAGCTGGGTATGATCTCGGCGGCGGACGCCATCGGCCAGCTGGAGGATCTCGCTTCGCAGGAGCACGCGATCAACCTCGGCCGCATCCAGGACATGACACGACTCTATGCGCAGACCGGCGATGCCTCCGGCTATGTGAAAATGCTGGATGCCGAGACCGTTGAGAACGACCGCTTCACCCGCGAGGTGGCGCAACGGCAGACCGAGGCGGCGCAGGAATCGTCGCGCCAGTGGACCGAACTCGGCCAGACCATCACCCGCACCTTCGACAGCGCGGTGGATGGCATCGTGCGCGGCACCCAGACCTGGCAGCAGTCTATACGCCGCGCGGGCAGCGACGTCGCCAGCGAGTTCGTGAACAACATCGTCAAGAGCATGGTGAACTCGTGGGTCGAGGGTGAGGTGACGAAGACCAACGCCACCATCGCCGGCAACGCGCTGAGGACGGCCAGCAGCACGAGCGCCGACCAATCGACCGCCTCCAGCGCCGCGAATTCGCTGAAGGGCACGGTGCTGAACCACGCCTACTCCGCGGCGGCGGCGGTCTACGACGACGTGACGCAGATCCCTTATGTCGGCTGGGTGCTGGCGCCGGCCGCGGCAGCCGCCGCGTTCGCCGCCGTGGCGGGGTTCGGGGTCGACATCAACTCCGCCGCGGGCGGCTTCATGGTCGACCAGGACCAGATCATGAAGGTGCACGAGAACGAGCGCGTGCTGCCCGCCCGCTATAGCGCGGGGCTGGACGCCATGGTGGGCAACGCCGCCGCCGGGACGACGGGAGGGCACACCTTCAACAATACCTTCCACATCAACGCCAGCGACGGCATCACCGCGCGGCAGATCCCCGCGATGATCCAGGCTCACCTCGAACGCTCGATGCGCAATGGTACCTTCGGCGGGATGAGACGGGCTTAGAGCGCTCAATCTTTAGAGAACATCATGTCCAACAGCATCTTTCCGACCCTGCCGGGCATGGCCTGGGGGTTGACGCGCACGCCGGTGTGGCAGACGCGGCGGCAGCAATCGGTCTCAGGCAAGGTCACCACGCAGGCGGACTGGACCTACCCGATCCGCAAGTACCAGCTGTCGTTCGAGTTCCTGCGCTCCGGCGCCGGAATGGCCGAGCTGCAGACTCTGACCGGGTTCTTCAACAGCCTGTCCGGCGGCTGCGACACCTTCCTGTTCGTCGATCCGGAGGACAGCTACGCGACCAGCCAGCCGATCGGCGTGACCGACGGGGTGACCACTTCCTGGCAGCTGGTGCGGACATATGGCGGATTTACCGAACCGGTGACGCAAGCAGGGTATGTCGCCAGCGTGACGCTGAACGGGGTACCTTTCACCGGCTATACGCTGGGGCCGAACGGCATCCTGACCCTCGGCGCCCAGGCGGCGGGCCAGACCATCGAGGTGAACTCGTGGACTGAGATCCTGACCAACCAGATGCCGCGCGACTATTACCAGAGCGCCTGCCGCCATGTGCTGTTCGACGCCAAATGCGGCATTCCGAAGAATACCGTGCAGTACGAGGTCCCGATCGTGGGATTGCCGACGGCCAATGGGTTTTACGTCGGCAATCCGGGGCCGTTTCCCGCCAACTGGTTCCAGCTCGGCACGCTGGTGATGCAGACCGGGCCCGCGATCACCCAGGCGAGGTCCGTCGCCAGTTCCTCGGTCGAGACCGACCAGGGCATGCTGATCCTGCTGACCACGCCGCTGACCCTGGCGCCCGCGATCGGCGACGTACTGGCGCTCTATCCCGGCTGCGACAAGACCTATGCCACCTGCCAGAACAAGTTCGGCAATCTGGCCCGGTTCGGCGGCTTTCCCTTCATCCCCGCGCCCGAGACGGCGGTTTGATTCGTACTTCAGTCCTAGCAGGTGCTATCGAGGCAGATAGAAGCCCCAGGCGCCATTCGAAAATTCTCCCGCGGCGAATTTCACTACAGTGTCGCCGTCACGCATTTCGTAAATCGGCATTTTGTGACGCTGCGCCGGGTATTGTGGGTGCGAAACCGTAATCGCCGGCTCATCGAGCCTTACCCATTCTTGTTTCCAGGGGTCCAGGCCCCGAAGGCTTACCGGGGCACCGTCGGACACGATCCCATCGTCGATCAAAACCCACTCGGTCACGGACACTCCCTCTCTTCGACAGAAATACCATGCAAGAGCCGGCAACCCAGCGCAACCTCGTGGTCCGGGAGGCCCGCTCGTGGCTGGGCACGCCGTACCATCATCGCGGCATGCTGAAGGGGATCGGCGTGGACTGCGCGCAGTTCCCGATGCTGGTCTACTCATCCTGCGGACTGTTCCCGGCCTTCAAGACAGGCGATTATCCGCCCGACTGGCACCTGCACCGCAATGAGGAACGCTACCTGTTGCGCGTGTCCGAACGCGCACGCGAAATTCCCGAAACGGCCCTCGAGCCCGGCGACTTTGCCCTGTTCCGTGTTGGTCGCTGCTATGCCCATGGCGCCATCGTGACCCGGTGGCCGACGATCATACACGCCGTGATCGACCGCGCCGTGATCCTGGATACCGCCAACGGCGGCAGGCTGGGCACATCTGCCCGCAAATTCTTCACGCTATGGTGAACCAATGTCCCTGTTCGGTTCGAGCGGCAGCACCGCCGCGACGACAAGCACCGTCGCCAACGGGATCGACGTGCAGACCTCGCTGGCCGGCACGCCCATCCAGATCGTGTACGGCTGCAACCGCGTATCGGGCAATCTTGTCTGGTATGGCGGCTTCAACGCCGTGCAGGGATCGAGTTCGGGCGGCAAGGGCGGCACGGCCAGCAATGGCCAGTACACATATTATGCCTCGTTCATCATGGGCGTCTGTCAGGGGCCTGTCAGCTTCATCGATCGGGTCTGGGCCTCGAAATCGACATCCGAGACCATCGCCGCGGCCGGACTGGACTTTATCAGCGGCACCATCGGGCAGGCGCCCTGGATAGGCCTTGCAGCGGTTTCGCCTGGTCAGATCCTGGGCTATTCCGGCCTCGCCTATGTCTGCGCCTACAACTACGACCTGGGATCGTCGGCGGAGCTGCCGAACTTCAATTTCGAGGTCGCGGGCATCCTGGCAGGATCGAACGCGCCCGCACTGTTCGACGCCAACCCGGCGCTGGTGTTCCAGGATTTCCTGACCAACCCCTATTACGGCGCGGGGCTGCCGCCCGCCTGCCTGGGCAATTTCTCGACGTTCCAGAGCTACTGCCAGGCGCAGGGCCTGTGGATATCGCCGGTGTTCGACCAGAGCCAGGATGCGGCCAGCCTGCTGGACACCATCGCGGCCACGACCAACGCCGCCTTCGTCTGGTCGGGCGGCACACTGAACATCGTGCCTTATGGCGATGTGGCGCTGAACGCCAACGGGTCGACCTATACGCCGCCCCAGCAGCCCCTGTTCGACCTCGACGACGACGATTTCATATACGCGGCCAACGAAGATCCGGTCAGCATCGAACGGTCGCGCCCGGCGGACCAGATCAATGCGCTGAGCCAGGAATACCTGAACCGCGACAACGCCTACAATCCCGATCTGGTCCAGGCGCGAGACGAAGCGAGTATCGCCGCCTGGGGCCTGCAATGCCAGACGCCGGCCAGCGCGCATCATTTCTGCGATCCGGTTTCGGCTCAGATCTCGGCGCAACTGCAGCTGAACCGGCAATCGGTGCGCAACCAGTACAGCTTCAAGCTGGGCTGGCGCTATTGCATGCTGGACCCCATGGACGTGGTGTCGCTGACCGACCCCGCCATCGGCCTCGACCGGCAATGGGTCCGCATCCTGTCGATCGAGGAATCCGAGTGGTCGGGCAGCGACGCCGGCGTGCTGAGCGTCAAGGCCGAGGAATACGTCCTCGGTACCGGACAGGTGGCAGAGTATAGTTTCGAGCAGGGCGGTGGTTACCAGCCGAACTACAACACACCCGCACCGTCATCCTACCCGCCGATCTTCGTCGAGCCGAGCTTCCAGCTGACCGGGGGCGCCTTGCAGGTATGGATGGCGCTGGCCGGGCCGGCCGGAAGCTGGGGCGGCGCGGATATCTGGATTTCGCAGGACAATTCCAACTATGTGAAGGTCGCGACGGTCACGGAAAGCGCCAGGTACGGGTACGTGTCCGGCGGCCTGGCGGCGGACCAGTCCGGCATCGATCCCATGGGCAGCTGCACCGTGGACCTGACACTGAGCCAGGGCAGCCTGCCGGTATCGCCGGGGCTTGCCGCATCCATGGCGAACACATCCTTGTGCTGGACCGGCGGCGAATTCCTGTCGTATGCGACATCCACATTGGTTTCCAGCCATGCCTACCAGCTCGGAGGGCTCAACCGCGGACAATTCGGTACGGCGCCTGCCGCGCACCCGGCGGGTAGCGCCTTCGTCAGGTGCGACGGTTCGCTCGCCCAACTGAGCGTCCAGCCGGGCCTGATCGGCCAGACGCTCTATGTGAAGATCCTGAACCGGAACGCCTGGGGCGGCGGCCAGACGACGCTCGCCGAGGCGGAGCCATACACCTACGTCTTCCAGGGTGCGGCCTATATCGAGCCGCTGGGCGCGATCACCGGCCTGGCGACATCCTACATCGACAGCATCGAGACTCTCGGCTGGGACGTGGTGCAGGACATCCGCCAGCCGGTCTACGAAATCCGCCAGGGACTGGCATGGGGTACGGCAGTGCCGGTAACGGTCACGCCGACAACCTCGCTGACCGTCACCGGCAATGGCACGTTCTGGGTGGCGGCGCGGTTCACCACGCCCACGGGATATACGGTCTACGGTCCGGCTTCCTCGGTCGAGATCACCGGCAACCTGATCGTGCGCAACCTGCTGGACGCCTTCGACGAGGCAGCGACCGGATGGAGCGGCACATGCGCCGGTACGGGCATCGTCAATGGGGCGCTGCAACTGGCGGGGGCCGGCAACATCATCGCGGCTACCAACGTGCTGGCGCTGGACGAGATCCTGTCCTTCGGGGGACTGGGCAACAGCGGCACCTATACCGTGCCCGCAAGCCACGCCATCGATGCAGGCAGCGTGACCAGTGCCAGGCTGTCGATCAGCTGGGTGGCTTCGGCCGTGTCGATCTATGACAATATGCTGACAGTCGGCAACATGATGGACGTGACCGATTTGCTGGAAGTCGCAAACGGGCCGTTCGTCAGCGTAACGCCGCAGATCCAGACGGCGCAGGCCGACGGGATTTACTCTGCATGGCAGAACTTCGCGGCAGGCGAATACCAAGCGCGGTATTTCAATGTCCGGCTGCACCTCGCGACCAGCGATCCCACGATCAACTGCGTGGTGACGGCGTTCTCGTTCATGACCGACGTCCCGGCCCGCACCGATACCGGGGTGAATGTGGCGGTGCCGGCCGGTGGCCTGACCGTCACTTACGCCGCACCATTTCACAACGTGCCCGCCGTACAGGTGACGGTGATCGGCGGCAGCGCCGGGGATAACCCGGTCGTGACCAAGACCACCGCGGGCTTCGACGTGACCGTGATGAATGCCGGCACCGCGGTGGCGCGAACCATCGACTGGGTCGCCCAAGGATACTGAGGAGAAGACATGTCACAGAATTCATTGACGTTGCCGACCACCGGCACGCTGAGCGGCCTTGCCCTGGTCGAGGCAGTGAACGGCGCCCTGGACACGCTGAACACGCTGGCGAGCAGCGGTTCGGCGCCCGCAAGTCCGGAAGCCGGACAGCTCTGGCACGACACCGGCAACAAGCTGCTGAAGATACGCAGTGAGGACAATACGTCCTGGATCACGCTGGGGGCGCTGGACGAGACGAACTACCTGTTCAGCGCCGCCGAAGCCGCCACGGCTACGGCCCTATCCGGCACACTGGGCATCGCCGGCGGTGGGACGGGCGGAACCACCGCCGCCACCGCACTGACCAATCTGATCGGTGTCGGCAGCCTGCCCGCGGCATGGTCCAACCTGCTGAACACGAACGGCTTCAGGGTCTGTCCGGATGGATTCATCGAGAACTGGCTGGTGACGGGAAGCATCGGCCCCGGCGCCAGCAGCACAATCTATTGGGCCTCGGCATTTCCAACCGCCTGCCTGAACATTTGCCTGACCCCGATCGGTACCGGGACCACGGCGTCGGGTGGTGATTTCGAAGTCTCCAACGACGGCACCGCCAATTTCACCATCATCAACACCGCGAGCGTCGCCCGGTCGGCGTTCGTGCGTGCACTGGGGCACTGACATGGCAAACATCTACTGGTCGAAATCCGAGCCCGGCTTCTATCGCGACGATGTCATGCCAAAGACCGCGATGCCGGCGGATGTCGTGGTAATCACTGCGGCGACTTACTCATCCCTTCTGGCGGGACAATCGGCAGGCCAGCACATCGTGAACGATGCGAACGGCGACCCGGTGCTGCAAAACAGCTGATCAGCGAGACGAAGATGTCCGTATCCGACTACATTGAAATCGCGAAATGGATCGTCGGCGGCATCGCCGGATTCATCAGCCTGTGCTTTGCCGCGCTCTGGTATGTCCGCGCGGAAGCCGCCAAGAACCTGTCGGCCTTCGCTACCGAAAGCCGGGGGGATCGCGGAGTTCTGGATCAGCGTACCCACGATCTGGAAGCCCGGATGGGCGCCGAGGTAACGTTGCGGTCGATGGAAATGATCAAGCTCCGCGAAGAACTCTCGGAGTTCAGGGTGTCGGTCGCGGGCAGCATGTTCTCCCGCCGGGATGCAGAAAGCATGCAGAAGAAGGTGGAGGCGATCCAGGGGACCGTCGATCGCATGACCGGCAAGATCGACGCTCTGTGCGCAGGGCTTCTGAAGTCTTCCTGCTGATCCACGACACATCATTTCAAAGCCGCCATCGGGCGGACCCATCCACGTCGAGAAAGGACCAATTTATGTATCGATCCATACTGATCGCGCTGCTGCTTGCCTTGGCTTCGAGCAGCCAGAGTCATGCTGAAATCCTGTATAACAGCCAGAACTATCCCCATGATTGGTCTGAGGGGACGGGCACTCTCGGCGCATCCGGCCAGGTCACACTCGCGTCGGCGGTCGGCAACGGCAAGACCCGCCGATGGCTGTTCGTGCAGAACCAATCGGCAAGTACGATCACCATCCAGTACGAAAGCCGGCTGGCGAACGGCACGACACCATCCTTCGTCTCCGTGCTACTGGCGCCCGGCGCATCGGCAGGTACGCAGGGCAGCAGCGACGAACGCGGCTTCAGCGCCTTCGTGCCTCAGGGCACAGTGAAGGTGATCGGAGCGGCCAACGCCCAGGTCGCGGTCATGGAAGTGGTGGAGTAAGCCATGATGCTTCGTAACATTTTTTGCCTGGCCGCCTTGCTGGCGGCATCGTTTGCGGCCAGCCCAGCCTTCGCCGGCTGGAATGCGCTGGATACGTATACATTCTCGGGCGTAGCCAACGGGGCGGTCCCGGCCCCGACGTCGTATGCCTCGCCCTCTTCCGGACAGTCATGGAGCGATGTGCATGGCAGCACCTGGAGCGTGTCATCGGGCGTGCTGCAGGGCGTGACCGACACCACGGACGGTTCGCAGTTCAAGCGCGATTTCCTGATCGCCGGGTCGAGCACCGACGAAGTCAACGAACGGGAAGTCACGACGCTCGCCACCGGCTTTGCTGGGGATCTGTTCGAGGTGTTCCGCTACCAGCGTAGCGGTACGGTCGGAAATGCTTATGTCGTCGGGTTCAATTCCATCGGAGCGTCCGGCGCTGGAACCGTGGCAGTCTATACACTGCAGGGTACTGGCAATGCCACGGCGGTGCTGGTCGGAAGCGTTACGGTGCTTAGCACTGCATACAATTCTGCGCATGGCTATTCGATCGATGCCAATGTGACCGGCGCCAATCCAACCGTGATCAGCGTAACGATGACCGACACGACGACATCGGCCGTGGTAGCCAACTTCACCGTCAGCGACTCTACCTCGAACCTTCAGCAGGTCGGGGCGATGGGGCTGGATATCGCGAACAATGCCGGGGCTGCGGCAGCGCAGACCAACAAGGTCGGCGGAATCCAGACGTTCAACTACGTGAATTCCGCCATCGCGGTCTCTTTGCCCCAGCCAAACATCTATTTCCCCCCGCAAGGCTGGGATCTTACTACGACCGGACATGCCATCGTGGCGGCGAGCGGCAACTACTTCAAGACCAGCTTTTCGCTGAGCGTATCCGGCCCGCTGGCGCTGACCCTGAACACCGCCCAGCTATCGTCGGTGACCGATACCAGCAAGCCTTACCTGACCTGGTTCATCGATAACGGCCAGCCTCAGAGCCTCCAGTTGACGACAGCCAACACAGCCGGCGGCCAGGTACCTCTGTCTTCATCCCTGGCTGCGGGCGCGCATACGCTTGAAGTCGTGATCCGCGGCTCGGCCCCACAGGTCAATCACTGGAACTACGCCGCGGCCGGCAACATCGTCGACATTACGGGGTTCTCACTGGGCAATGGCGGAACGATGTCGTTCAGTCCGGTCGCAACGCTGCCCAATACCGCCCTGTTCTTCGGCGACAGCATGACGGAGGGCGAAGGGACCGACGGGCTGGTGCAGAACAGCAATATCCCATCCTATGCCGCGAACGACAATGCCACGCATAGTTATGTTCCGGCGCTGGCAGGAATGCTGAATGCCGAGTTTTCGGTCGCCGCCTTCGGCGGGCAGGGCTGGACCACCACCGCCGCCGACGGCGTGACGCCGGGCCTCAACACCTCCTACCAGTATAAATACGCCGGTATATCCCAATCGCTCGCAGGGCTGAACTACGTCTTCGTGAACATGGGCACGAACGGGAACACCATAGGCGCAACCGGCACGGTGGCAGGCTTCCTGACCAATCTGCGCGCGGCATGCGGAAGCGGGACCGTCATCATCGTGTTCGTCCCCTGGAGTGGCGCCGCCAGAAGCGCATTGATCGCCGACTTCACCGCCTACCAGGGCAGTATTTCGACCGCTGCGGCGGGTCAGGCAACCGTCTATAAAGGGGGCAACGATAGCAACGCCGTCCTGATCGACCTCGGCGCTTCTTCCATGCCCGGCCTTTCGCTGCCAGCCGGCACCAACGTCGCGGGATCGCGGTACAGCTTCGATACCGTGCACCTGACTTCCTACGGCAACGAGCGGGTGATCGCCCTGGCATCGCAGGCGATCATGGCGGCAATCCAGCCACAGACCGGCACCTATATCAGGCGCCTGGGCACCCATGGCGGGATCAGCTAACCAACTTTGCTACCATTGCTAGTCTATCTGGCGATCGGCAGATGTCTTGTCATCATTCTGTTCGCGGATATCATTCGAACCCCGTCCAGTTCTTTCGATCAGTATTACCAGGAGTATTACAATGATGCACAGACCGGAAAACGCGAAGGTGAAGTAAGCATCGCTCATCCCTGCCTCTTAGCATCCGGCTCATCGCCATACAACTTATACGAGATATTCCATGTGGAAATCTAACGCCGCCGCCCTGGCGGCTTTTCTGTTTCTGGAGATCGGCATGACACGAATTGTCAACGCAGCGGCCTTGAAAATCGCAGAGGAGTCCGAAGGCTGCGAACTGATCGGCTATCGAGATCCGGTGGGCCGGCCGACGGCCGGTCATGGCCATACGGGGCCGGAGGTTAAGATCGGCCAGGTCTATAGCCAGACCCAGGCCGACGCATGGCTTGCAACCGATATGGCAGCTGCGGCTGCGGCCGTCGAACGGCTGGTGAAGGTGGATCTGTCCGACAACCAGTTTTCGGCTCTGGCAGAGTTCACCTTCAACGTGGGCGCGGGCAATCTTGCCGGATCGACTCTGTTGCGCCGCTTGAACGGCGGAGATTACGCAGCCGTTCCCGCACAGCTGATGCGCTGGACAAAGGCGCGGGTAGACGGGCGCGAAACTGTACTGCCGGGACTTGTGGCTCGCCGCGCCAGGGAAGCTGCCTTGTTCTCAGCTTCGGATTTGCCGGCGACTGCCCCGGCAGCCGGCCCGAATACCGAAGCAATTGCTCCCTCGTGGATCGAACAATGGCGGGCGTGGTGGAGCTCTGTCACACGCGCTCATCCATGAAAATTCCCGTGATCACGATTCCGGTCAACGGCGCGATCCGCTGGCTGGTCAACCTGTTCCGTCCGCGCTGAGGCGGCAGAACTCATCATTGAAAGGTACCCT